GGAGTTTGTTTGATAGGCATTGCAGTATAAGGTGTAGTCTGTCTGATGTCAACTACACTTCCCACTGTCTTACTATTGATTGGGGCATGGAATTGCCTTGTCTTTGTATTGTAAAAGCCCCAGATGGTTTTGACTGGTTTGCCGAGGTTGTAATCGTACTGCTTATGGTGACGCAACCAAATAGCAGTAGTGTTACGCTTAAAATCTTTTTCTTGTTCGTAAGAATACCCATCGGGAGCTTTGTGGAATAATTCAATGGTCACTTCTCAATCTTCCAGTGTTCGTTACCTTTTTTTGGAACCCAAAAACAATACATTCTATTCATAGAAACCAGAAAAAGATGATCAACACCATCAATTACTTTTTCTTGTTCTACAGTACACATGTGGAACTGATCCATAATGTTATGGAATCGGTTCTTAGCTTTACTGGACAAAGGAACAACGGAAACCCGTTTTGTTTTAGTAGTCATAGTCTTTACCAACATGGCTAACTTAATGCGTCAAGGAGGGGATTTGTGGGTTTGGTGTGCGGTTTGGTCTTTGTCACACTCTTGGATTTGGGTTTTGCGGTGGATCCTTTGGTGGCCTTGGGTTTTGACCCTTGAGATCCCTGTTGGCCAGGTGCGGTTTTCGCCTTTTTCTGTGATTTTGGCTGCACAGGGGTCTTACTACCTGTCTTGCGAACCCGATGCGAGTTTTTTAATTGTTCAAGCCGAATCTCAGCAAGCTGTCGAGTATCGACTACTTCAAGCTGTTGACCATCTGCAATAATCATGTATTGATTACCATAGGGTACAGCAGCAAACTGGAAGTCTGGTGTGGTGAATCCTGTGGGGCCATTGTCTGGATCCAGGATACTTGTGTTGGGGAACATCATGCGACTAGATACCTCTTTTCGTATTCCAATAGTTCTTCGGGAACATCAATGATGTTGTTGTGAATGGGACGGGCATACTTCCAATGGATTCTACCCTGTTCCCTCTCATACAAATTGATACCCAGGTGGTTGTACTTTTTGTCTGTGGGTACAAGAATCTTGTAACCATCTTCATCGTTGCATGTCAAGAATGAAAGGGATTCATTCTCCTTTTGAGTGACTACAATCGTTCTACATGCGTACCAGAAAGTTGCCTTGAACTTCTCATAATCACTAAAATATGTATCCTGATTGTCCATAATCATGCGACCAATGAACTGCGGAGACAGGCAATGATCATGAGTTGTCTTACCCTTGTTCATCTTGTTGACATAAGCGTTCTCACTGATTAGACCAGTTGGATTAGGATTGCCGCAGTCAAATACACCCAGATAAAAGTCACGGGTGATCGCACGATTCCACTCGGGGGAAGTATCCCAATCCTCTGCGTTAGCTTGAAGATTGCGGAAGGTTTTCTTGCAGTAGATAGTCCAGTCCTTCATCGTGACACCACCGAGATTGCAGGTTGACCCTGTTGGAAGATCGTATCCACCACAGCTTGGATCTTCTGGTGAGTAGAGATCCCAACTTTGTTGAAGACGGGAACAACAACCAGACCGAAAGATTTGGTATAGTTGTCAACATCACCAGGAACCAGTTCACCACTACGGATGCGAGCTGCATCATTGTGGTGCATCCGAATCACACGGCCGATGGTTTGGGAGATACCAATGTAATCCATGGATCGCATAAAGATCACACCTTCCAAACCACTCACATTGATACCCTCGGAGAGGATAGAATGGTGTAGCACAACAAACTTCTTAGAGTCATCCTTACCCCATGCACTTAGGGTCTCAAAGAATACCTCACGATTCACCTTCTGACCATTGATAATTGCACCAGTCTTTGCGGTGATGTAGAGATACGAGAACCCACGATCTTGGAGTTGTTGAATGAAATCAGTCTCAGACATCAGTGCAGAGATCTGTTTGGTAGCTTTCGCACAGATCAACACTTTGTCCTTACCACATTCATCCAGAGTCTCAATCAGGTTAGTGCAATCCCGATCCGCAGGAATCTTACCCTTACCAACCATAGGAAGTTGTTTCGCAAGAACTTTCGGAGGCAGGATGTAACCACCTTCCACAAGTTCAGGTGCAGGAACATTACAAATGACCTGACCATAAACTTCTACATCATTCATCCCAGGCTTACCCACTGCGAGAGAGTGTTTAGGAGTTGCAGTGAAGAAGTAACAACGATCGGCTTCCTGACTGAAGTATTCAGTAGGACCAAAGAAGTTGCGTTGAACAGAGTTGTGAGCTTCGTCAAAGTAAATGGTGTTGACAGGGAGACGAGTTTGCTGCAGTCGTTCCAGAGAATGATAGGTCGTGAAGATCAACTTATGACCACGAGTGTTCACAACCCAGTCCACAATCTCTTGAGGTTTGGTAGAACTGAAGTGATGAGTTTCACCAGAGTGAATGTGCATCACACTTGCGTTGGTGATAAACTCCAGAAACTCACTACAAAGCTGCTCCGCCAGGAGGATGCGCGGACTCACCACTACAATAGTTTGTTCCGAATAACCACAATGAAACTGAAGCTTTGCATCAAAGATCATCGTCGGGGTTTTGCCAGCTCCAGTGGGCATAACCATCTGACCTTTTCGGTGCGTTTGCATCAGATCAACTGCGCGTTGTTGGTGGGGCCGAAGAATCATGAAATTGCGTTTCAATACAGCTAGAATACCCCTTGACCCGTGACAGGGCAAGGGGCTGGGTGATCAGAGATCCTTATGGATCAGTTGCAGTAACCTCGGATGTAGTTCTTCACCTCATCCATACTAACAGCAGACTTAGAAGTTGGGTTAGCAAGGTTGTAGATTTCCTCCACAAACTTAGTCCTCTTAAGGTTAAAGAAAGAATCATCCATAAGATTCTTTTTGATGAGGAACTTGTTGACTTCGTTAGCAACCTTGACCAAATGTTGCCAGGGTTTCTTGTCAGTGGAAGTAGAACCCAAGTAGTTACGAATCCTCATGTTATTGAAGTAATCTTCAATGTGATCAGTCAACTCAAAAGAATCTCCCAACACATCATCCAGAAGAGGATGCAAACGCTTCTCAAAGTTGTAGAAACCACGCAGAAGGTATGCTGACAATTCTTTAGCGGGCTTTTCTTTTTCCCAATCAACGGAATTGCAGAGAGTTTGGACAATGTTCTTCAGGGTGTCCAATTCATCATCGTTGGTAGCATAGGAAACCAACTTTTTCATCTGTGCAACTTTAGTGCAAGTGAAGTGTGGGTTCGCTACCAGAGGGAAGGGGAATCCGATGGGTTGCCAAGTGAAACCAGGAATACTCTTGTAGAAGTCCATCGTTGCGGTGGAAAGTTCATCACCACAAGCAACTTGGTGGGGGAGTTTTTCCCAATCTTTGGTGCTGTTGATGCCCTTGATTTCCTTATAGAAAACTTTGGAAGCTTCAAGAGAACGATCAGTCTGGGAAACAGAAGACTCAAATGCAACTACACGAGCCATCACCTCAATGTCTTTCCCAGTTACCTGTGCAATAGCAGCAATCTGGGCAGTAGTGTGTTGTTTCTTGACAGGATTGAACTCACCAGTTACTTCATCGTAGAAGAAAACAGGAATCTCAGACTCACAGAAATCAACGGTGTGATTGTAAAGCTCAAAGTTCTCAACACAGTACTCTGGGAGAACTTGACGAACTTGACCTTGCTTATAGAAAATCTTGGAAGTAGGAACTTTTACAGTATAAGTTTCCTTGCGATCAGTTTGTTTGTTGTAATACCCGTAAAACTCAGAAAGAGTCATGAAACATTGGCCAAAACCAATGGGATATTTAACTTTTGCGGAATCAATGTTATCCTGGACAATGGAGCGAAGTCCACGGAAACGAGGTTCCGAAACAAGAGAAAGAGCTGATACCGAAGTCAGATTTTTGACCAGGGCAAAAACATCTGCATTAGACATAAGAAAAAACAAGTAAAGGACAAAACCTTTTAACGAGGGTTAACTCATGAGGCTAGAATACATCAGTCAAAGAACTCTGTCAAGGCCCCTGACTGAGGTTTGAGGGTTTCGTAACAATATTCAATGCTACATGCGTAGAGAACTTTCATCATAAGATTCAGTGATCTTTGATGTGGTCTCTGTTTCCATCCATACCAAGCTGTTTTCTTTCCTGTTGCATAGGGAGGAACTTGCCCCACAGAGTAATACTGATCCGCAGTTACATCGTAGATGGTTTCACCATCTTGTAACCACCAGTGAGTATCATTCCGATAGTCAATTCCACTCATGGGAACTAACCTATCAGTATCCAATAGGTAGAATAAAGCTTGAGTAGAATGGTAACAATGCCCGTACATTGGGTTTGTTACATTTTCTTCTCGGTATTTCTTGGTAAGAAGATCTGGACTGAGTTGAATACGAATCACATTCATAACGGATTCAGTAATCTTCTCAGTATAATAAAAAGGGAGAAACCTCAGAATACGAGTCTCTGAGATCTCTCCATCTTTGTAAGAATGTCTTACGACAATCTTCATCCAAACCTCTAAACCATTACCATACTTATTGTATCAAAAAGATTTCAGAAGGGCAAGCGTTTCAGGATCAAATTGTTCCTGAACACCACCAATCGGAAGCCAATCTTCAGGATCAGTTTCCATCATGGATTGATACAGATCGTTCTCATCCATGTAATCGTAGTTGAAATCGTCGTTCATGTGTGAATCAGTTGAACAAGGCCAAAATAATGTGGATTAGGGGAGAAGTCAAGGGGCTGACCGATCAGAGATCCTTATCAATCCCATGAGACATTCTGAAGTAGGACACCAGGCATAACATAAGTCCACCCAGCTGCACCGACTTTATACTCCCACTTGTATTCGCGTTTGTTGTAGTTATCCCAAGTCAGATAGCCCTGTTTGGCATCAAACCTACCTTTGATAGTAAGTTTCCACTTATTAGAGAAGATGTTACGAGTTCGCAGAGCACCTCCAGTCTCACGAGTTTCAACGACCTTACAAGTATCTTCATAGATCTGCATATTTGACTCCAACTGACATGGAGTTTCATACACAAAAGGCTTGTAGACCTTAGGTGGTTTGGGTGCAGGTGCAGTCTGTGCAAATGCAGGAGAAGAAAGAAGAATTGATGCGAGAATCAGAAACTTTTTCATTTACCTTCAACATAAACATAATCGGGATGTTTGGCTTTGAAAGCCTCTACCTGTTCTTCAGTTTTGAGGAACACCGAAAGTGTGGTGTTCGGATGTTCCTTGAAGTAATACTTCACTTGAATAAGGTTTTCCATATCACGCAGGGATTTGTTCTTCATTACCTTTAGGAGTATAACACTTCCACTCACCATCGGCAAAGAGGTAGGCATAGTCAGCCCAAGAATCCTTTACACCACTGATGAAAGCTTGGAAGGAGTTGTCAAGATTAGGTTCGGTGTCAGTTTCACCACGCTCAGCATAATACAGAGTGCGGGATTCCATTTCTTTCTGTTCCCAATCTTTATCAGTCCACAGAGAACTGATGTCACCGCCATCAATCAACTCTGCAGCTTGTTCGTAAGAGTTGAAGTGTTCTTTGAGTTTTTTACCATTCCACTCAGGATAGCCGTCCCAGTGACAATACACCGAGAGAACAGAACCATCTTTGAGTTGAACACCAATGCGAGAACGAGTTGCCATGGGTTTGATTGATTACTTGGCTACTATGACGCATCAGTGAGTCCTATGGCGTCATCAGTGGACAGCCAGTGAAGTGTCACACTATAAATCCACCTTCTTCCAAAGTTTTTGACATTGTATAATACTTTTCTGGTTTTACAAATGTTTTATGAATATCAAAATCTTTTTGGTTTATTTGTTTATACATATATACGGCAAATTCTTTACTTTGTTGATCGGTCAAATGATTAGGCTTTTTCCTCCAATCTTCTCTATATTTTATAGGATCTGTTTTTTCTTTTAAAAGCTGAGATAAATCCGTAACAGGTATATTACACATTCCAAACATAGAAATTTCTGGAGTATAACAAGAAATTTCTATGTTTATAGAATCCGGTCTTTGTAATTTTACACTATCTCTCATAGCAAGATTGTGTAAAAAATTTTTAGATGGATGTTTAGTTGAATAAATTGATTCATGCAGAACCCAATCGTTATCAATTTTTACAAATTCTGGCAAATCACGATTTTGAATTTGCATGTTATTAAATCTTAAATTTTGACGTAGATTTTCTCTGATGGTTTCTTTTAATTCATCAAACGCAACATCGGTTCCAGTAAATCCTTGAACATAGGGTTTTATATCTTCAGAATCTTTTGGAGTTAAGGCATTGGAAGGAAAATCTGTTTCTGTAAATCCTCGGACATAATATTTTTTATTGTCAAAATCTCTTACAATTAAGGCATTTCTAGTAATAAATGTCCATAAAAATATTACGATATCATATTTTTTATGAGTTTCCAAAAATCTCATATATGAAAAGTTTGCACTTGATCCACCTACACCAAAAACATCTACCCGACTATTTTTGTACAAAGATTTCAAGTAATTTGGCCATCCCTCTAAAGTTGAAGCAAAGCTATCTCCATATATTGCTATTTTTGTCATTTTTATTCGTTATTAAGAATTTTCTCACACTCTTGCATGATGCAATCAATAAAGTCTTGTTCTGTCCAAGTGTTTAAGATACTTTCGGTGGGATCATTTTCATCCCATGAAATATCAAATGAGCCATCTTCTCTTTCTGTTACTTCAATAGTCATTGTTGTTCCTTAACTACACAAGATGTGGAAGTGCATTTTAGATCTCCAGAAGTTCCAGAAATTGTGGAAGTATGTTGTGGAGTTTTTTCTGGTGCAACATTAGCATACACCATACCACCAACACAAACACCAATAAGTGTGAAAAAGATAAGGTTACAGAGTTTCATTTTTCTTTCTAATAATTTACAAGTATTTAATCGTTATTCCAAGGTGCTTTACGATTCATAATCTCTCTAACTCTCTCTACTATAACAGGATCCGGTGGTTCATTCAAGCGTTCTACAAGGGCATCAAAGTCCTTCGCAGGCAATACAATCTTCTCAGGTTTTGCACCTTTACCCCAGAACTTCTCAAACTCCCATTGATAGTTCATATCCAACCATCCACCATTCAGAGAGTTCCAAAACTCCCCCCATACATGATAATCATCAAAACGAAAGCCTTGATGACTGATAAGACGATACCACCACCAGAATGGCGTATAACGGAGAAATCTATTTGAGATAATCCATTTGTTGATTAAGACCATCTTCCCAATCTTAGTTTGCGTTCAGGTGACATACGACGATCATAAGGATCATCATAAGGATAGATGTATTCACAACACCAACCCCAAGAAAGTGCCTCCCAGAAGTCATCATACCCATAAGGATATTGGGTAGTGTAACAATCAATGATATACTCAATATTACGAAAACCCTCAATGAACCATTCCCATTTGGTCATCTGCCAGTATTCTTTCCAGACCATAGTATTATCCGCAGTTGGGCATCCAGAGTGTAGAGAGTTTGTTCTTCTTTGCAGTGATGTTGAAGTGATCAATCTGACCATTCTTATGATAGATTCCACACCATAGGAACCCATCATCCATCATCTCAAAGTGTATCATATCTATGTCCTTGACGACAATTTCATCAGGATTCTTTTCGTCGTTCATTTTGCCTTCAGTGCAGCAGCTTGAATAATCTCACCAAGTTCCATCAGTTCCCGTTTCATTTCTGGTGTAGAAGTCTTTGCTACCTCATCATAGAACAGAGTGATAGCCGTTGTCAAGAGAATCAGTTGTCTGTATGTGAGGTTCATCATGCTACACCATCCGCACTATCTTTGAATTCTTGTACTCTTTTCAGATACTCATTACCCTGTTGATACAATCGTGCAATCAAATCTTTGATGTCATCAATCGCAATCACATTATACTCCACATTCATATTCTCGCAAATGAGAGCATCAACCATACATTCAAGTGCCATTGCTTGCATATGTTCTGGGGTGATTGGTGTCCCGTGAGTCAGTCCAGAACACTCATCATTGTAGAAACGATTGTATCGTGCCAGCACAGTATCACTTCGTTCTTTGCGTTCCCATTCTTCCTTCTCAATCTCCGCAAGTTGTTTTAGATCATCACCATTCTCTTTGTAGAGTTTATCAACAGCATCAAGTGCTTTACGCTCTGCTTCACGACGCTCTGCTTCCTCAAACATCGCATCAGGGTATGGTTCTTGGTTATTCATAAGATCTAATACCTTTTGATAATCTTCTTCGGATACTTTTGCAGTGATGGGTTCCTTGCTCATAAGTTCTCTCAACTTCTGTTTGCCGTATTCAGTCAGTTCGTGTTTTTTGTTGCGGAGTTCTTCTACTTCTTCTTGGGTGAGATTGACCCACGGCATATCATCGTTCATCGTAGTTTCTCCCGCATAAGTTTCAGACACTCATTCCATTTATAAGAGTTAGTATCGTGCTCTTTGGGCAACCAACCTTCTACGGCATCCACAATCTCATCGGTGCAGTCAATACTATACCCCAAGTCATCCCGTATAATATCCCAGAGTTTTCTAGTCATTTATAAACTCCCATTTACTATTGAAGAATACTCGTGTCCAAAATCGTATCCAACGATTGGGCACAATATGAGGACCATAACCACTATCATAAAAACTGATTACCATTTGTCCTTGTCCAAACAAATCACATCTACAAATAACTTTTGGTTGATGGATTTTTACTGAACCCCAATCAAATACACCATCCTTTTTTGCTTGTTTCATAGCATCACGCAGACCTTCATCTACTTGCTCTGGTGTTTGTGGTTTTGGTTGAAATTCAGTCATAGTTTTTCAATCTCCCCATCCAAACAAGCAATAAGTTTTACGATGTGATAGTTTTCTTTGAAATGCTCTGTGTTATTCAATTCTTCATAGGCATCTTCTATTGTAAGGTAAATGACTTGATTGGTTTTGTGTAAATCAGCATAGACCTTACCATCCTGCCTTTTCAACATAATCACATAGAATTCAGTCATTTCAGTTCCTCTTCTACTTTTTCAATCTCAAAGATTTCATTTAGAAACTCCAGACCATACTTACCCACAACCCAAGCATCTTTATCCTCAAAGAACCTATCACCTATGGTTCTCATATTATAGCATTCTTTGTCTTTATCAAAGAAGGCAATCACATAACAATACTCTTTGCCTTCACATTCATGCCACCTAACGAGTTCATATTTGTTGTTGTATTTACTGAAACGAAATTCAATGTTACGAAATCTCATGAATAATACTCCGACTCATCAAATGTAAAGTATTCATGAATTGCAGACATCACTGCATCTTCAATAGCTTCTTTGATACTTTCTTCAGAAGGATTCTCTACATGTTTATGGGCACGATACCATCCCCGTTTGACACCTTCCTCAACTGCAATATCAAGTATGTGATAGATTTTGGGTTTCATAAGATTTCTGTTTTGATGTGGCCATCATATCACATCAGGTTTCTTCTGTCTCTTCGGGTGTGCCAGTTTCAGAAGTGTCCAACTCCACATCTTCTACAAGATCTTTTAGTCTATTCATAAAGTCTTCATCCATTGGAATTAACTTTTCTTCACCACGATCAATTCTGTCACACATTTCCATCAGGTATTCTAGAAACTCTTTAGGATATGTTTCATCTAGGTTAATACTTGTCCAGAACCACTGATAACATTCTTCGTATGGGTCGTCGGTTTTCAGTAGAGCATAATCCGCATAGTTTCCGCTGATGAGATCTCTCCACATCTTAAAGTTGTTCCAGATTTCTCTCCAACCAGTCCGGAAACAATGTCCGAAGTAATACTCAAACCAGTTCAGTTTCGTTTTCATTTAGTTTCTCCAATTCTATTCCATAAGACACTCCAGCTCTAGGAGTGATTGGTTTGGTATCATGATCCATTCCTACAGGAATGTATAATAATTCCCCAGGCATCAAATTGTATGTATATTCTTTATCATCCCATATAGTCCATTGTGTGATACCAATACACTGCCAAAAGAATACATGTTGATAATCATTATGTCTACCAAAAGTTTCGCTAATTTCTAGAAAACTTACATAAAGATGTGCAGATATGTTATTCGTTGGAAATAGTTTCTGTAGTTCTTCACCGACTGCACACACCTTTTTATTATGTCTTGTTTGATGTGTCACAAACCCAAAGTTATTCATAATTTTATAGTCAGTATCTTCAATTACATTCTTATTGAAATTAAAGATAACCTCATCCCATGTAAGTGTGGGAAACTCTATCTTACCCAAAAACTGGTGTTTGTGAATATCATTTAACATTGATATTAAAAGATAATATTTTTCTTTCTTTTGTTGATTTATTTGGTTCAGTATGGTGAAGAATAGTTGCTGGGAAAAATATTAACGATCCTTCGTCAACTTGTGGAGAATAATGTAAGGTATGTCCTGTGAGAAAATTATTAAAGGGTGAAACAAATTGGGTTGACGTGTGTTCTTCTTTGTCATAATCAATGAAACAGACAGCACTATATCCTACCAACCCATGATTATGAATCCCATGATAATTTCCCTGTGATGCAGTTTCAAACCATGACATTACAACACGATATTCAATAAAATTGAGTTGATTGCAAAATAAATTTATTTCTTCTTTAAATAAATTTTCAACTTGTTCATTATGCTTTCCTGCTTCATTATCATTCTGTTGAGTGTGATAATCAGATTGAACATCTTCCATAGACGATTCGATCTGTGTGTTATTCATCATATCCAACAAAATAGACTTTTTTAAATTCCAATTTCTTACTTTGAGATGCAAGATTGGAATTTTAAACATGTAATCAAGATAGTCATTCATCTCTACCTCTGTCTAGTTCATCATCACTCAAATGATCCCAGTTCCAAGTGCGGGAAAGAACATCAATATCAAAACCAAACTTATATGCCCAGAACAGAATACCTAGAGCAGTTCCACTACCAGAGGTAATCTGAATGTAGGGCCAACTGGTGTAATCATTCCAACTTACAGAGAATTGGAAGAGAGATTTGTCCTTTAAAAATTTCGGAAAGTGTCTACCAGTGTTCAGAATCTGAACATACCACTCATGTCCAAAGTCGTATCTGTGTCTGAAATTAATGAGACTCATTTGTAATCGTCTCCATACTCAAGGCCAGACTCTGCGTTCATCAATTCTACAGTAGTTTGATACCCCTGTGCCACTGTGACTTCGTGTTGAATCGCAATATCCCGAAGTGTTTCTATATCATATTCAGGAGCAGTAATCCAACTGAATCCCTTACCAAAAGTATTATCAGGGTTCACGATATACCAGTGGCAGGCAGTGTCCGGAACAAACACCGAACATTTAGTCCAGTCATTATCCCATTGAGGCACCTGAACAAAAGAGAGTGCCGCAAAGATGAAACCAAGAAAACTAAGAATCATGATTAGTAACGATTACATCCGAACAATGCACCACCGATTGCTGCACCAACAGGAACAGACCAATAGTAACCATTTCCACGGCTCATACTGGCAGCGACGCCACCACCCAATAGAGCACCCAATGCAGTCTGAGTGGGGTTACAATAAACAGCGTTGTTGTAGTACCTTGGCGCAGGTACTGGCGCTGGTGCAGGAGCATACTGCGGTTGTTGATAGGATACATCTCCACAAGGAACTTTATAGGATTGAGTCCTTACACTACCAGCAACATAGTTTCCATATCGATCATAATATCCAGGAACATAAGTTTCACGAAACCTTGTGCAGGTCTGATACTCATATACCTGTTGAGCCTGAACTGGCACTGAGAACAGAGATGCAACCAGTGGAAGTAGAAGCAGTTTTTTCATCGGTTTGATGTGTTTGACGCCAGAATATCAGATATTTAGTGAATTGGCAAGGGTCACCACATGTTTATGGGACATTCAGATTTTTTGAATTTCCACTTAACTTCCATGTAACAACCACAGAGATAACATCTTTTACTTTCTTTATTGAACTTGGAACACTC